GCATTACTGCTTATCTAATCTCAAAGTGAGATTGTGACATTCGTCTAGCTACTCTAGCGGATTTCATCCACGGCGCCTCATTATACTACTCTTCGGAGTATAGGTTGTTAGTTGGTGTCCATGAACCTCTTTTGGAGATTGTTATGAACGAGATATTATTAATATCGATCAGTAATAACAGGGTGTCCTTAATGTTTAAGACAAACAATTAATTATCCTGTGGTACCAATACCATGGTTGTATAACCTACCTGCAGCTCCAGCAATGGAAAACTGAAGGAAAAGAATTGGCTAATACTCAATAACATGATAAAATTATTAAATAAATTTAACAACTTTTCTCATAGTATTATTAAGAAATTAGTCCCGTCCTTTTCGGGTATGCTCCGTGTAAAAGCGGGGCGGCCACTAATTAGTTGGTTTTTAAAAATCATACTATTAGTGAAAGGCTCTATCACAAACTCTCTGGTAAAAGTATCTATTTCATACGTTCGAACATTATATAATATGTCACGGAAAAATGGAGTTGCTTATACAGCTAAATATCTTAAAGCTTGTGTTAGTTTACTAATGCAAGCTCTTGCGGGAAATCGTCATGATTCCTCTCAAGTTTTAGGATTAGCTGTTTCTAGAACCCGTAAGGGTATTCCTAGAATTATTCCTTCTATCCATCGAAAATTTATTCGATCAGGAAGCACTTTCCATATTAGACTTTGGTTAACATTGTTTAGTTTTTATCGGGTTATCGATTTTATCGGACCTCTAAAAATTAAAACGATTATTACACCTTCTAAGGCTAATATAGATTGGAAAGAATTACGGACTGCTACAGAATCTTTGATGCATCAATATGGTTATAACCATTTTAATGTATATATAGATGACAATAAAGTTCAACCCTTTTGGATTGATACTTCATCGCCTAACTGTGTATCTCGTGAAATCTTTAAGCGATCTGATAGAACAGATTGGCGGGGATTTGAGGATTTTAAGCGACAAGATAGATCTGTGTCTACTTCTATTTTATCCATATTGGGAACATGCTGGGCTTATGGTGAACAACCTCAACTACGACGGTATTTCCTAGAAATAGGTCATGCTTTCGGTTATGCAGCTGCTCCAGTCTTTTCAGTAGTTTCTTTTTCGAAATTTATGTCCAGATATGTAAGTAACTTTGTTTCTTACGGTAAAACAGTTTCAATGAAACTGAATTACCAATATCTTGGAAAATTATGTTTCAAGATTGAACCAGCTGGAAAGATTAGAGTTTTTGCAATGGTTGATGCGTTTACCCAATGGGCCTTAAAACCTATTCATAACCAATTATTTAGTTTTCTTAGATTAATTCCTGAGGATGCGACTCATGACCAAGGTCATACTTTGAGTACATTTGTGGAACGATTAAGAGCTTCTGATATTAAGAAAGTTTATTCTTTCGATTTAACAGCTGCTACTGATCGTATTCCAGTATCCGCTCAAGCTACTATTATGTCTACCTGTTATAAACGGGAGATTGGCTCTCTTTGGGCTTCATTGCTTACTGAGAGATGGTATCAATTGGGGACTCCTTATTGGGATCCTCAAGCAATATCATGTAAGAGCTTAGGAATTGATCCTTCTAATTATGATGAAAATCATATTAAGATTGAAACTGATAAAAAAGGAAATAAATATGTTTGTG